CTACGGCAGATGCAGCAGCAGCGCGAAACCAAGAAAGTGCGATTTGTTTGAATTGTTCCATTATTTAACTCCCTTGTCTGTGTGAACCTTGCAACAAGTGCAATTTTCTTTTTTGTAAGCCTTCTTTGCTGGCGTTGGAATTGCCTTTGCAACGAGCTGCGTCACAATGCTTGGCTGGTTCATCCACCAAAACCACGGTGAGGTGTCTTGGGAGAACTCTTGCTTGATTGAAATATGCAGGTGTTTTTCGTGCTTGTTGGAGCCGACATACTTGCGATTGCCTTGCGTGGATTTCGCCTTTGACCATATTTTTGAATTGTAAATCAAATAGTCAACTCTGCGATCTTCTTTCAACTTCTCAAACATTTCTGCGCAGTCAATGCCGTGTGCAGGGTCATGTGTAATGTCAACTGCCAGTCCAGTGTTGTGATCTGACTTTGGATTTTGAACTTGGTGTGCAGCAGATGGCAAGAGTCCATCTGATAACTTCTTGCGCAACGGCCTCAAGGCAGTGGCTTGGCGTAGCACTGCCATCGCCGCTGGCGTTGCCTTACTTGCCAATTTCATTTCTTAGCCAAAAGGTCTAGGACAATTTGCATCTGAGTTTCAAGCCTTGAAACGGAATCTTTGAGTGAACTGCCGCCGTTAGGTTTAAGTTCATTGAGGTAATGCTTGACGAGCCATCTAACTGCGCCTGCAAAGGTCGTAAAGATTGCGGCAAATGCGAGAGCTAGTTGCGCCCATTCGGTTGTTGTCATTGATCTCCATTAGAAAACCCAGCGCCTCGGATTCATCCACGCTGTCATCTATTGTTCTGACTACTGGTACTAATTCACTCAGCAGTGTCATTGGTTGGCTTATTCAGTTGTGCTTTAAGGATTGCGTTTTCTTGTGCAAGTACGCCAATGGTTTCGCGCATGTTCTTTAATACTTCTTGAATGTCTATCGTTTGTTCCATTTATGCCCCCTTAAGTTGATCTATTTCAGCTTTTAGTTCTTTTATTGCCAGCGTTAAAAATGGAACAAGTCTGTCGTATGAGATGGAAAACGGATCGCCCAACGGGTCGAGGTTGACCACCATGCTGAGTTCGTTTTCAAGCTCTGCAATATCCTCTGCCAAAAATCCGACTTGGGTAGGGTTTGGCTCGTTGTTAATTACAAAATCTGCTGCTGTTTTGTAAGTAATTGGGCGCAACTGCAAAACCTTATTTAGCCATCCCACGGAAACAATTGACTTGATTTCGTCCTTGAATCTCTCAGATGAAGTGGTGTAAGCAACTCGGCTGCCAGTTGTAACTACAACCATTGTTGAGCCTGAACCAGTTGCAATTCCTGGGTAAGTCATTGTGCCATTGACAACAAACGGACCAGTAATGCTTACATCAGATTGTGAAATGCCTATGCCACGAAAAAGGCTTCCATTTTTTACATTCATCGAGATATTGGTAGAGCCGATATACATTTGCGGGAAAGTACCACCTGAAGAATCTGCTGTTGATCCATAGTGCATCAACAAGCCGTATGTGCTTCCACCCGCAACAAGTGGCAACATGTTTGCTACCACGCTGCCGTTTGCTTTGAACTGCAGCGCGTTTGAGCCGCCATTCATAATTACCGCTTCGGTGCCTGAACTTGTCTGAATCTGACCGCCAACAATGACACCGCTACCAACAGCGACTAGACCAGTTGAACTAATAGAGAAACCATTGCTTGTTGTTCCAAAGTAACCACCAGTTGCATTGATTGTGCCTGTAATGGTTGCACCTGTTGCAGTCAATAATCCTGTAGCATCAATAATTGCGTTGCCATTGATATTTAGTGTTCCACCAGTGATTGTGGCACCTGTAACACTGCCTGCAAATACAGCCGCACCTGTTGATGAGTCCACTGAGAATGTTGCAGTGCCACCTGAATTAAATCCAGCAAGACCAGTAGAGTTTAGAACCACGCGGGCGCCGCTACTAGCAGATGAGCCTGAATAAACTGTTATGCCGTTTGCTGCTATTGCAGTCATTTGATTTGAAGCATTGACGATGGTGTTTGCACTGGGTTGTAATGAACCTATTGCTGCTGTATATGCAGTTGCTGCATTTGCAAGTGCTGTGTTTGCAGTTGATTGAGCTGCGCCTGCAGTTGCTGCTGCCGCTGCCGCTGCCGCTGTTGCCGCTACCGCCTCTGCATCTGCTGCCGCTGCTGCAGCGGCTACTGCATCAAGTTGTTCTGTATTAGCAGCCAAAACTGGCACAACATTCGTAACCGTAAAATCAGCCGTAAGCGTTACGGTGATTGGCGTGTTAGTTATTTGCGGGCATAGTGGCATCGCTCCCCCTAGATTGTAATACTGTAAGGGTTAATGGCGCTGGTGGTGTAGGACATCATCCAATTGTTTTGCTCAATTGAAAACGCCATACCCTCAACAACTAGGTTGTATTGTGTGCCTGATCGCACCACACTGATTTGATCACCAAGTTCAGTTGCTAAAAAGTCAGGGTATAAGGCTCCATAATCACCAAGTGCCAGCGCGTTGAAATTGATGCGCTCAACATAGGTAAGAGGTGAAGCCAATTTGCGTGACTCATAAAGAGCTAAATTTTGAGCATTAGAATCAGTTGCAACAGGTGCATCAAGAATTTTCTTGGCAATACCGTATGAACTTACACTTGGATTGTATTGTGATGTGTATTGTTTTTTAGCACTGCCACGGGTCACAACAGCCTGATTTACAACATAATATGTACCTGGGTCGGTGAATAATTCCATATAACCGACAGTGTTGCTTGCACTTGTATCTGTGAAAAGCAATTGCGTTGGGCGTGAGAACTTGTTACTCAGGGGTACAAGGGTTGCAACATTATCGCGTGAAATATAAAAACGACCAGCAATGGCATCAACTGCCTGATATATCATTGCCATACAAGAGCGATTTTGTGTTGTAGCCAACATTCCAACACTGCCAGTTAATGATCGTGCAGCTCCACTTGCCCACCCAACAATATCAAGCATACGGCCAACGCGTGCGGCTGCAGTCTCGGCGTTTGCCGCCGCTGACAATGCTGGCGCCTGCACATCCGCAATATAAGCAATGCCGTCAACAAAAGTCATTGTGACCGATGGTGCTACGCCTTGATCAACTCTTAGCGATTCCAAATAACCGTAGTAAAGGTTGTAAGCGGCTCCCCCAATGGTTGCCACAATACGCATGAGCAAACCATCACGCAGGATGCTTACACCGCCAACAACATAAGTACCGCTGGTGGCATCAGGGTTATAGTCACCGCTAAAATTATTTAGAACAATGACAGATAAACCACTTAAATCACGCTCACTTTGGCGAGTGCGACCACGGCGAATGTCAATTTGGATAACATCTGTAGTGGCCACTGTGACAAATGAACCACTTTTGAGCAACTGAATCGTGACAGCAGGTGAATTTACACCGTCAAAGGCGCTCATCAGAGTATGGATTCCGCGTAACGCATACCGATTGTTCCAATACCTCGGCGTTGCACTTTCTCAATCCCGTTAACAATGCTTGTAACTAGATCATTGTTGGAAACTACAGAACCTGCATTATTGACGACTACATTTACACCGCTTTTTGGCATATAAAGTTTGCTGCCTTGACCAATAGCAAGTGATGTAGAACCTGAAAGCATTTTTTGACGCTCTAGGTTTTTCTTGGCAGCGGCTTCATTGATCAACTTATCTTTTGATGCTTTTGTGGCCGCGTTCAAACCATTCGTAAATTGTGAAAGTGCGCCAGTCGCAGATATAATTGGGTCTTTGATAAAATCACGATTGCCCTCATTACCACGAGGGCTAATTCCCTTGCTTACTTTTGTCTTAACATCAGGATTCATCATTTTGCTTACTGTATAGGCGCCAAGCCCAACAGTTGCAAGTGCAGCAGCTCCTAAAGCAATGCTGACACCTGATGTTGCAAATGCCTCTGCAATTGCAGCGCCAATCGCAGTGGCCCGCAAAATTTTCATTACGCGGATGATTCCTTCAATGGCAATGATGAAAGCGGCAATGCGACCTACTACGAACATGCCTGCAATTAAAAGTGCCATAGCTTTTACAATTCCAAAATTGTTTGCACACCATTCAGAAAATGCAACCGCACTTGTCAGTAACTTAAAAGCCATATCTGCAGCCATTGCAAATCCTGCCGCTAATTTGTCTTTGTTAAGTGCGACAAAGGCTTCAACCTTTGGCAAAATTTCTGTTGTAAGCATCGTGGCAAACTTTTCAAGAACGGGCAAAAGTGCGTATCCCAAAGTTTCCATAACTTCGCCAAATGCAATTTTTAGGCCAGCCATTTTGCCTTCAAGCGTATTAGCGCGGGTGGCGGCTGCGCCACCAACTATCTTTGAAACCTTGTCTGTAATCTTCCCAAAGTCTTTTGTTGCCAATGTCGCGGCACCAATACCAGGAACAAGTTTAGATAGAGCCTTGTTTTGTCCTTGACTTGCTTTAATAATTGCATCCGATGCAGTTGCTAGATCAACACTTGCAAATGCGCTAACATCTAAAGCTATTTGTAACGCCTCTTGCGCGGCGGCAGTTGAACCAAATGCTGCCGTTAAACGGCCAAAAGCGGGCCTTAACTCATCATCAACTACTGAAAATTGCTTTTGCAGGGCTGTAATGTTTTTTTCTACACTTGCAATTTGCGCATCTGATGCGCCAATGGTGTTGCGCAAAGAGTTGGCAAGTAGTGCTTGAGATTTTTGATCTTCAATTGCAGCCTGGACTGCATCTTTTCCAATCTTGGCCGCAAACGCTGCAGATGCTAGTGCCGCAACACCAAAGGCTTTGGCTGATTTCTTTGCAAACTTGTCAATGTTTGCCCCAAGTTTTTTAATATCTTTTTGAGCTGCCTTTGAACCTTTGTCAGAATACTGCGTAAGGATGCGGGCTACAATTGCGCCAACTGCCATTTATGTACGCTCCTCTAGCAAATGTTTTTGTAATTCGGCTTTTGCTGCGTTCAGTGCTTGTTCTACATTGTTTCTAATTTTGTCTGCGTCTTTATCAACTACGCGCCAAATGAGTCGTGATGCCCTGCCAAAGCGACTATTGAGACTGGTCACAAATTTATTCTTGTTACCGCCCTTTGGCTTACGCCCCGCGACTTCAAAAATGGCTCCTGCTGAGTAATTATTTTTTAACGCACCTGCAGATGTCGTGTAATCTCCACGAACTTTGCCCTCTGCCTTAGTCTTTACGATGCCCGCTTGTATGGCAGCAGCATCCCATCCAGGCCAACCTTTACCACCACGACTTTTTCCTGGTTTAACGGCATCTGTTTTACGCCAACCACTTAAAGGTGGGTCTTGCTTAACAAAGCCTCTAGCATGGCTTTGAGCAGATGAGAGTTCATCGTTGATCACTTTATTGAAACGCTTGACAGCATCTTTATCAAATGCCGCAAGAGCATCAAGTGTTTCTTTAATTCCAGTGAGAACAACTATTTCATCCGCCATTGGCTTTAGCTCGTTCCTTCATGTAAATCGTGATTGCTTCAAAGATACCTTCAGGCGCATCAAGCAAATCACTAATAGGAATCCCTGTTTCAACCGCAACGGCTGCAATCATAAAAGTTAGACTGTTGCGGTGGATTCGAAAGATTCATCAGCATCCAATTCGGCGCTGACGAGAGTATCTAAGAACTCAGGTCCATAAACTTTTACAACATGTCCATTTGTTTGCAGGGCTTTCCAAGCCAACCAATAGATATATTCTACTTTTTGTCCTTCGCCCAACAACTTTGGCATACCCCCGCCAAAGTTTTGCTCAAATGCAACGATGATGCGAGGTGTCAATCTAAAAGAAGCCTCAACACCATCGGTTGTTTTGACCTTTACTGATAATCCATCCATTTTTCCCCCTAATTTATGAAATTGCTTTTGTTATGTTGCCTGATATTGGCCATGTAACTGAAACAGTGCTGAGGCTTCCCAATTCACCTGACACAGATTGCCATTCGGTGATAACCGCGTTGAATGTATATTTTGGATTGCTCGCACTTACTGCAGCATTTACTGGCCTGATCTGCATTGCTACTGCAGTTCCAACTGTTGTGTTTGCCATTGAAGTACCGTTCACAAGCCTCTCAAGGGCATTGTCGGCATAATCTTGATTGAACTGAAAAGTCACAGAGTTATCGAACACACCCGCTTGGCGTGTTCGAGATTGTGCGCCAATTTGGGTTGTGTCAATTGTATCCACGCTTGTTTTCAATTCTATTTGTGTTACAAACTCCGAAATATCGTTGCTTGCAAATAGCACATATGCGTTATTGAGAACAAGGCGTGGCATTTATGAAGCGGCTTTTGTAATTGCGCCCGTGATTGGCCAAGTCGCAGAAATCGTTGATAGCTCGCCCACGCCACCTTGAAGATTTTGCCACTCTGAACAAACCGCTGAAAATGTGTATGAAGGGTTTGTCGAACTAACTGCACCTGATGTTGGCTTGATGACAACAGGAACTACTGTTCCAACAAGTGATGCACCAACTGCGTTGATTGTTATTTCAGGTCCTGCTGCTGCAAAATCCTGGTTAAATTCAAGAGTTACAGAATTGTCTTTTAATCCTGGCAGGCGGGTTTTTACTGCTGCGCTTGACATACCTGTAGTTTCAACAACATCCACACTTGTTGTAAGTGTGACGCTATTGATAAATTGAGAGAGATCAATAGCATTTACTGTAACTGCGACATCTGTTAATACTAAGCGTGCCATTATTTTACTTCCTCTGCTGGTTTGATTGATGCGGTGTTTTTTAGATGTTCGCCTGCAACTAAGGCATCAATGTTGAGGCCGAGTTCAAGCAATTCTTTCTCGGTGATTGATTCACCTTTTTTCTTTGGTGAAAATACATCCGAGGTAACTGTGTAGTTCATTTTTTCTCCTATCCCCAAACTATGAGGCTGTAGCGGTATGAAAGAAATTCAATATCACCTGATGTGTACGAACCAGCTTGAGCAGAAATCACACGCAATGTGCTGCAGGCACCGCCAAGAGTTAAATCAGATTCAATTGCTGCCTTGATTGAGTAATCCCCCGACCCTTGCAGGTACTTATCAAGATCATTTTGCGCACTTTTTTGTGCTAGGCGCTGGACAAGAACGACTACATCAAGATTTGCCTGATCTAATCCGCGTGCATTGTTCAAATCAAAAGTAAAATCTAGTTGACCAACAATGGCTGCTGGTGCAACTGCAGGTGATGGAATTAACTCATACACGCGCAACCCTGGAATTGTTTGCAGGTTGTCTTTTAGCCCATTGCGAACTGCAGTTGGTTGCACTAGACGGCCAAGCCATCGTTCTTGCGTAGTGGACGCAATAGCGCCTCAACATCAGGGTCTAACTTTGAAGATAGACGAACAGTTCCAATATCTGTTGAACCAGCAATACCAAAAGGTGACTGATTGCGAAGGAAAAGGCGAGATGCTTGAATCTTTGCTGCAGTCTTTACCTCGTAAGGAACTGCGCTCCAACCAAAGACACCTTGAACGCGAACAGATTGAGGCATAAATCGAGGAAATGCGTATCTATCAACGGCCAAAATACGACTCAATGGCCATCCGCGAGAAGGATTGTTGATTGGTTCAAACATTCTGTCTGTTGTAGTCCAAATGGTTGACCAGGTTTGATTAAATGTTGTGTCTGTTGCAATTTCCGTAATGCTTGTAAAATCATCAACAGGCAAATCACGCCAGTCTGTCGGTGTGTAATAGCGAGTTGCGGGCGCAATTGTGGTGCCATCGGTATAAAAGAAACGACCACAATAATCATCAATTTGACGGCTGGCAGTTGCAATAGCAAGTTCAATAGCACCGTTTTCTACTGAATCATCTAGGTTAAGTGCTGACTTAACATCATTGAGAGTGCAATAACCGTTAGTAATCGCCACGCTTTGTTCTCGTTTCTACTTTAGGAAGCATCGCTTTTTCAAGCTGTGGAATGGCAGTTGCTGTTTCCTTCTTCAAGGGTTTCTTTTTGAAAATCTTTTTCAAGCGTTCCATATATCGTGCTGCCGATCATCTAGCCAATAGGACTTATAGTGAGGCAATATCGCGCCTGTGTGCGCATAAATTGGAAAGCCAAGAGAGCGAACACGGCGGCAAAAAAGCAAATCTTCGCCTATCCATTCACCGTCAATTGGACCATCCCAAAACCAAGCCCAATCTTTGCCCTGGTTTGTATCGCATTTAACCTGCATTGTTTCAAGGACGCTGCGATGGACAAGCAAACATCCAGTACCAGCAGCATCAACTTCAATCAAAGAATCTTTGTTGTAATTATGTAATGGTAAAAAGCCTTCAGGCGTATCCTGGTAAATCGTGGGAATAGGTTTTGGATACGGATGACCTGTTTCAAAACTGGCAAAGTAAAGGCCAGCAATTATCGGGCGATCAGTCTCATGCGCTGATTGAATGAGTTTATCAAACGATTGCACTGGCAACTGTTCATCTGAATCCAGCATCAAGAGCCAATCTGATTTTGTTTCAAGAAATTGTTTGACAACACGATTGCGTTGCTTAGACAAAAGCCCTGAACCTTTCACACGAACGAATGGGCCGAGTCTTGATGCTCTTGCCTGAACCAGTTGTATCAAGCTAAAAGCAAAACTGCCATTGACATCACCTGGGTCGCATGAGCCAATAGAAACTTTATGTGCGCTTTTCATAATCCCCCGATTATTTTAAGAAGTGTGGTCGGGCTAATCGGGGGGAACTAACCCGACCACACAATTGTTAACTTTCGATTAGAAAGTTGGTGCTACCAAACCAGTGCCTGAAATAATTGAGGCTGCTAGTGGGTAACGGCCTGCTGAGAAGGCTGCATAGCCATACACAACTGCCTTGATTGTTAGGCTGCCTGCTGTTGTTTGGTCAAAGTTCAACGCAAACGGTGCGCCTGGCTGCTCCCATAGGTGCATTTCAGGTGCTGCAACGCAGTAAATCTGATCTTGGTTTGTTGCTGCTCCAAGATTTGTAACAACATTTGCATCAGTAACAATTGGCAGACCCATCAATGAGTAACCTGAGTTACCGTATGCGACTGCTCCTGCTCCTGCTGAAATTGCGTTCATTGGACCATTTGCATTTGGTACAACAAGTGGACGGCTCTGTGAATCAACTGCTGCCATCAAGTATGCAAGACGGCGTGGGTGCATAATCCAGTGTGTAGGTTGCTGGAATGTGTTTGTCTGAACCTGCTGAATTGCATCAGCCAACTTTGGATAAAGAAGTGCAACAGTAGGTGATGTAGCAGTGTAAGTAACTGCATTTCCACCTGATGATGCAAGTCCTAGAATTGTTCCTGAAGTTCCCGCACCATTGAGGCACTGGTTATCAAGAGTTGTGTGCCATGAACGGATAAGGTCCTGGAGAATGAATGTATCAATTCCAGTTCCGCGCTCAATTGCTTGGCGTGATAGGTCTTGCTGACCTGCAATTGTACGAACATTGATAGTCAATAGAGTGTCATCAGAATCTGTATTTGAAACTGCTGAGTTTTCTGTTGCCTGAACTGCTGTTGTTGTTCCTGTTGTCATGCGGCTGATGTTCAATGTCATTCCGTTTGCAGGAAGAACATGGCCATTAGTAGCGGCATCAAGGAATGGACGACCAGCGCGTGCAAAAGGTGCAGCAAGGTCTGTAAGGTATTGTGGAACCACAAGACCTTCGAAGGCACTTGTTCCTACTGCACGATTCTCAATTGATTCTTCGCGCATGTGGCGTGCAAGACGATCTGATGCTGCGAAGTCATTTTTGAATTGTGCGTTGTAAGCATCCTTCACAAATGAAACATCGGCTTCTGCTGTGTATGTGCGTGCTTCCTTAGTTACAGTTGCTCCGCCTACTTTTGGTGTAATTACTGCTGCAACAGATGAGCGCATTTCTGCAACCTTTGCATCTGCTGTTACCTGTGTTGTGAACTTTTCGATTTTTGCATCTAGTGCGCGTGCTTCTTCAACTAAGGTATCAACCTTTGTTGTTTCATCATCTGTTAAGTCGGTGCGTTCTTCAGCGGCTACTGCCTCAAGAACTGCATCCATTTCAGCCTTAACAGCATCACGGCGCTCAAGAGCAACATCAAGGTATGACTTTGACATTTTTCTCCTATGAGTTGTTTGTGTTGTGAGGTGGTGGCGATTACTGCTCACGGCGCTAATGGGTGTGAGGTCGCTCCGACTTCGATCTGCTGCGATTGCAGCAGAAACTTATTTTGTGTTGTTAATTTTTGCTTTTGCTAGACGCAATGACATTTGTTTTGGTGCTGCATATTGAGACATTGGGCTTGTTATAGATTCTGCCATTGGGTCTGCCATTGGCATTTCGGCTTCAGGTGTCTCAGCACCAGGTAAAGTGATTCCTTCTTCTTCAACTTCACATGAATACCATTCAATTAAATGTGAAGCTGCAGCAAGCAAATGTGTCAATGATTCAGTCTCATCGCTACCATCTGCCATTTCTTGCGCTTCCAAAGAAATCAATTCAGCAATTCCGCTGCGTGCTTTGTCGTATGATTCTGCGTAACGAGCCATGTCCTCTGATGATTGATCAGATGTGAAGCGTAATTTTTTGACTGCATCGCGTGATTCAACCATTGTTGTTGGATAGGCAGGGTAAGTCACAACTGATACATCTCCATCTGCTAAAGAAACTTCCGTAAGGGTTCGCTCTGATCTATCTTTGCTCCAAGCCTGACGAATTACCCGAAATGCAAAACTCATTTGGTCAACATCTCCACGCTCAACAAGTGTCCATAAATCGCGGCCTTCAGTTGTATCGGCAATTTCTGCGTCAATAAGCAATCCGCGAGAATCTTCGGAAAGAGTTAGAGTGCCATTCTTAGTACGAGCTAAAGGCAAACCTTCATGGTTGATAAGTAAGCGAACATCAGGTGTTTCACTAAGAGTTTTACGAAATGCACCAGGGGC